GTCCAAACATAAAAAATGCCACTTGAACTTCTTCGGGAAAGTCCGAAGGCTCGAGCGGCATTTTGGCAGGGTCTGGTTCTTCTTCCAGTTGTTCACATAAACTTAGATATCTATCAACTGTCAGACTAGAATCTAACTCTTGAATATATCTTTTAAGTAGGGAGTGTATTTCTCCTACTTGCTCCCAGTAAAATTTTCAAGGTCACCTACTGTTTCGGTAACCCAAGTATCAAACGTTGAAGAGTTTTTCATCAGCAACTCTGCATTGTCTGTAGTATACGGAAGTTCATCATCAGGGTCGAAGGACGAGACATCTACCAAAAGAAGCTCTTCTAGGTAACGATACTTTAGTCCTGACCACGTTTTGATTACAGCTTTACAGTATTCTACAAGAAACTTATCTTCGTCTAGAACTTCTTCTGGTTGGCGAGTTCTTTTATCAAACTTAGTACTAACACATTTTTTACGTAGTTTTAGTAGCTCATCTCTACCTAAATAGCAAAGACTTACTGTCATACCAGAACAACCCGGAAAGTCAATTTTTACGGTTTTACTCGGAGTCATAAGACTCGCTAAAGAAATAGGGGAATCGCTCATTTTTTATCCTTTTGAGAATGTGAATTTATATTTTGTAATTATAGGTGAAAGGAGGTGAGATGTCAAGATTTATTTTTAACAGGTAACGAAAAAAGGGGCCGAAGCCCCTTAAGTTATAAATAGTTATTATTATCCTGTGTACGCGACAGTTGCTTCGTCAGTGCCGTCGATTGTAGAAGGCAATGCGTGGAAGTTTGCTTCGAGTGAAATAACATCATCAATTGAGTGGGTTGGTACTTCTAGGTGAGCAGTAGGAATATCTACTACTAACTTTGGTGCTGAAGCACCTCCAATATTAAATGCCATATCAAATGAGTTTGTAACTGTAGTAGTTGCTTCAATTACGTGCTCAAACAAGTCTCGGCTCTTATTAGATGCAGTATCTAAGTAACAAGTAAAGTTACCTGAGATTGATCGAGTACCTGTTACGTGACCAAGAGGTTGGTTTACAATACCAAGAGTCTCTGGAGTCAAGAAAGTAATATTATTTGAGAAAGTAATATTTCCACCTGTTAAAGTAAGTGCATAAGTAACAGCGCTACCACTAATTGATGAAGCTACATCAAGAGTAGTAAGACGGTTACGAATAAAGTTGCTAGTAGAATCAATACTACGAGCCAGTGCACCGGAACCATCAAAGGTGGCTACTTCTGAAATAATTTTACCAAAACCTGACCAGTTGAGAGTGGTGATTCCATCAATATCAAAATCAATAGAGACTTCATTGGTTACGCACCCTTCGATCTTATAAATTGTAACAGATGTATCTGTAGAGAAGTTATCGTCTGAATCTCCTGCAGCGCCCATTACAAAAAACAAGTCAATTGTGCCAAGCTCTGCTTTGTTTGAGTCATCAAAATCATATGTATGAGTGTTTGATGAGACTGTTACGCCATTTGCCCAAGTTCCTGCGTTTGCAGGAGTAGCATCGGGTGCAAAAGTATTCTTTGCTACAAAATTGGCCCACAAGCATTCTTCTGCACAGTGGCCTGCACTGTTTGGACGAGCGTATGTAGAAAATGACCACTCTGCTGGAGCGTATGAGTCGTTAAACATTTGACGAGCTCGTCGACTTCCTGCGGAAGACTCCATTTCGTTTAAAGTAATTTCGGAAGCGTTTGTTGCCTGAGAGAATGAAAATCCATCAAGAATTGGAAGCTCCCATACATTATCAGCATCATTCGCAGTATTTCTTTGCACTGCGAATAATTTGGTATCGCGGCTAAAATGTAATGCCATAGTTTATCTCCTATGTATATTGAAAGGACTAGGGCGTGAACGTTTGTTCGTGCCAGTCGTTTCTAGTAACGAACCTCTAAAAGAATTTCTCCTACACCAAGAGGTTCCAGTACTCCTTCGTCAGTTTCAATGCTGACAATAGTAATTTGTTGTGTAAATTGCTCATCTCCCCTGCGGTCTGTATACTCCAACCGGGAGTTTGCTTCAATAACAGTTTCTATATCTTCTATTAAGCTTTCAAGGGCTTCTACAGCGTCTTCTTCTTGAACGTATACCCTGACAGTAACCGATAAGAACCTATCTTTATACCCTCCGGATTGATAAGCCCTGGTCTCACTACCTGCATTTAGGTGTATTGCAGGAAACTCATTGACTTCATCCCAAAATTTTAACCTAGGATGTACATTTCTATAAATATCTGTATTAAAGTCTCCATTGCCATCAATTTCTTTCAGTTTTTCTGCTAAAGCTTTTGTTATACCTAATCTCTTAGTAGAGTATATTCTATTTGTGTCATCTGTCATTATACTCTCCTAGTGTAAAATCTTCCAATTGCAAACCCCGCGGCTACTTCTCTAATAGACTTATCAATCAAGCTTCTAGGGTCACGATCTGGGGAACCTTGGGCAAATCCTTTTTCAAAAGTTTGGTATGGATTTTTTTGATAAATATATCCAATACTAGGGAACCCTTTTGCCGTTGTAACAATATCTGTTGCACGTACTGAAGAAGCAAATCTTCCTGTTCTATTTTGAAGCGCGGGAGCTACCATATTTTTAGCAACTACATCTGGCAGTCTTTCATTTAATATAGGTAATAACGCCGTAATGCTTGATTCTGACTTTTTAGCTCTTGAAGCTTTTAGCTGAGGCGCAGGGTAAGAAGCTTTTCTTCTCTTTTTCTGTACTTTAGCTTTAGGCTTATACTCCGCTTTAGTAATTTTTTTCTTAGGCTTTTTAGCTTTAAAGTTTTTCTTGCCTGCGACATTGTCGTAGAAGTAATTTAAATAAAGATCTTCAATATCATCTATTATTGTAGGAGAAGATTTTATATTTTCTACACCTTTTCCTAAAATAACTTTTTCATAATAAGCTAGATTTCCTTTCTGAATCCTAGAAAAGACTCTGCCTAGTGCAGCAGAAAGTTGTGCTTTTACTAACTGATTTGCTTCACTTTCTTCTGCCGTATATTCTACTACTAATTTTCCTAAGTCTCCATGAAAGTCTACAGTCTTTTCCCACTCTGCAGTTCCTCTCATTTCATCTATAATTTTTAGTAAAGTTTCGTTTACCTTACCTTTAGGAATTTTTGCTCCGCCTTCCATAGCATCAATTTTTCGAGCAATTTTTAAAAGATTTTTTGTAGCTTCTAACGCTTCGCCTTTTAAATAATTTGCCTGAAGTGCTGCTTCTAGTTTGAAAGCAAGAACTGATATATTTGCGTGCCCCAGGTCTCTATTTTTAAAAAGTTCAGGAATTATGCTTACAAAAAACTGCCGTATATCATTATCCGCAATCCTGCCGTCTCCTCTCGACTTAACCTTTGCTGGAGTAGGCCCTATAAGATTTTCGTCTCCCATAAGAGGAGTTATATCTATAGCTTTCTGTCCTGTTTTGATTGCTTTGTTAAAAGCATTTATTAAGTTAATAGAAACCTGGTCATAATCATCACTTGCTTTAAAATACTTTTGCAGGTCTCTACTTATTAAAGCACGTACTTTTTTTACCGAAGGGTTCTTCCCTTCGGAAAGTTCTCTTAATAAATCATCTAAACTGTAAAGCACTAGAAGTTTTTGTACATATCCAGAACACGTTTAATGTGGTCAGGAAAGCCTCGGCCTTCGCCAGTGCCTTGGTTTTCTATAGTAGCGCCGGATATAGTTCGTCGCTGAGTATGCTCGTCTTTCATGTAGTATTTAATTAAGTCTACTACTGCGAGACGCAAGTCTGTAGGGCAGGTTGAATATCCTGCAGTATATGTAACTTTTACCGACCCCGCTCCTCGAGGCCAGTTTTTATAAGTTGACCCCGTTACGTACAGTACGCTATCCGTCGTCGTGTCTAGATAATAGTCTGTAGTTGGCACGGTCGTGTAACTGGCCGTAACGGAATCTCTTTTTTCTACTGAAACAATACTATTTCCACAATAAGTTTTTACTAATTGACTCACAGAATCAATAAGCTGATTTATACGAAAGTCGTCCTTAGGGTTAGTAAGTCCTTCAATCTGTTTATAATCTGCAAGAGTAATTAAATTAGCCATAAGTCAATTAGTAAAAACTTGGGGAGGCGAACCTCCCCAGTTTATTGGTTACCTATTATGCGTTAGCAGCATAGATCAATGAAGCAGCACCAAGAGTTGTCTCGAGTGCGGTAAAGCCAAGCGACTGGCTAGCTACGAGAACATTACGCTGACGAGAAGGCTGATACTCAGTTTCAATATTTACGCCACGAAGACGTGGAATTACGAAACGTGAAGTATTAACTACGATAGCAGCAGTACCGGCAGCGGCAGGAGCGAGTACATCAGATACGATTACTGGTGAACCGTAAAGAGTACCGAACATACCGTTGATGTTTGCAGCAATGTCTGAACCGGCTTTATCAACAGTTGTGAAATCGCCGTCTTCGTTCAGAAGATCATAGTATACGTCGAGGCTTACGATGTATGCGAGGTTACCTACGTCGATGCCGTACTTACCAAGCTGCTCGCGACCTTGACGAAGCATTGAAGCTGTGAATGCAGGAGCGCCGTCTTGCTGAGCAGTAATGTTTACTGCAGTAGAGCGGAAACCTGTACCCTTGTCATTGCCGTTACCGCCAGCAATACCAGCGATGACACCTGATGTACCATAAAGAATGGCTTTATCAGTTGCTTTTGCGTGAGCACGTGCAAGAGCAGAAGTAATCATTGGAACAAAAGGAACCAGTGACTGCTCATCTACGTCGTTATCAATGAAAGTACCAGCAACAAGTCGCTGAGTGTTCATTACGCGATTAGAAATGTCAAACTGACCGTTAGTGCCACCTTCAGTGTCTAAACGATGATCTGCTGTATCAATGTCATAGTCCTGGCCTATAAAAGTTGCGTCGTTAACGTCAGCAACGAAAGGCATTACTGTAGCACCAGACTGTACAGGAATCTCACGGAAGAGTCCTGCAACCTTAGTCTCGAGCTTCAGCTCTTCTTCAAACTGCTGAGTAACAGCAATGTCAAGATTACCAGAAGTAGACTGTGAACCAAAGTCCAAGCCTTGCTTCTCGATCAGCTCACGACCAAGCTTAGTATCCCAACCTTTCTT